AAGAGTCTTACCCAACCCCATTTCCATGTAGAAAGCATATCCGTACTTGTCACGGGAGCTTATAAGCGCCTTTTCCTGTACGGCGAGCAATCTCATCGTACCATCCGCTTCGGTCTTTTCGAGCGAGGATTTCTCCTTGGAGGTGCTGCTCAAGTCTTCGCTTCCATTCTCGACCATAGGTGTGCTTGAGCCACTCGCAGTCGGAAACGAGAAGTTGAAGGGTAACTGGTCGCCGTTCATTCGGCATGCTCCACCCCTTGCATCCTCAGCGCAACGTATGCCAAGAATGCGAAATTGGCGACGTCCATAAGCTCGATCAGCGAATTTTCGTCGTGTTTGTCGAGAACGAACTGCTCTTCGAACTCGATTATCTCTGCCCGCAAATGCGCGATTATTTCCGGGATGTTCTTTGTGGTGGGAGTCTCCTTGTGGGAGTTCTTGTCGAGCTTCTTCATCATCCCCTCGAAGAACGATTCTAGGTAATCATTATACTTGTTCAACGAGTTCGGGATGTGAATCATCATCGCGTCGACCTTTGGAAATTTACTCTTCAGCATATACGTCTTCCTCCTTTTTTACGTCGTCGACTGTTGGCCCTTTGGCGACCAATATGGAAAAGTGTTTGTTCATGTTGGCACGGGCGGATCGAATGTCATCGATGAACGCCCCTTGGTACCCTTCGTCCAGATAATCCATGTGGCTGATAAACACCACGTCTGGATCATTGGCATGGCAGGCATCGAAGAACTGCTCCATCGAGAACGAGGCTACCCGCCTAATTCGCTTCGTTACGGTGGTGATTTCCGGCTCCACGCCAATACGATTCCAACTAGTCTCATACTGATCCGAATACCAGGTTCCGCTAGAATGCCCATCAACATCCCCAACGCGAATAGGAAAGGTACGGATTGCCATGTAAGTATTACTAAGATGTCGTGGAGGAATTCTAGCATCTGCCAACCCCTGCATAACGGTGCATTCTCGGCTAGTCACTTTGGGGTAGAAATGAGAGTTGATCCCAAGGCTAAACCCCTGTGCTACTTCCATGAAGTATGCGTTGCGCTCCGGCTTCATCCTGTGGTTCTGGAGTACAACGTTTTTTGTCAACATCCCAAGCGAATGAGCAGCGATGGCTCGGGGTTCCCGCATTATCTTCCGGGCGAGAGCCGCCCCGGTCCCACTTCGGGTGCCCGCTACTTCCGCTATAGACCCGGACTCTTCGGTCTTGCGATCCTCGTCCGTTATGATAGCGGCGTTGGGGTGCACGAATATGGGGAGATTTGGGTAAGTCTCCGCTTCGCGTTGGAGGATGTCCCGATCGATAACCGCCCCGGCAGATAAATAAGCTGGGACTATGACGTTGTTTAGCGAAAGATAGGTGCTGAACGTTGGCAGCTGTTTCAACACGTGTTTATTCTTGTTGTGATAGAAGGTGTGCCCGCTATTGGGACCACCGCTGTAAATCGACCCGTGGAAATTGACCACTGCCCCGGTTCGCATGGCTTGGTGGGCAAGGTAGGCGGCCAGCGCCCCCTTGCCCGTTGAACCAAACTGACCGTCCACGATGCAATGAACGCCCTTGTACTTAAAGAGTATCATTGTTACTCCGATTTGTCGCCGTCTGGATTGATGGGGCGAATGTTAACGGACTTCTGCGGCGAGGGGGTAAGCATCGCAGCGAGCGCGGTGTAACCAGCCCCGTCGATGAAGTTGTCCAGCGAATAGCCGTAGACAGCCCGAGCGATCTTCACGAGGGCCATCATTTGAGCTATGTCGTGGGGCTTGAGCATTAGATCATCACGACTTGTGTAAGCGTGGGTGATGTAAATACTCCACAGTTCGCCGATCATCTTGAATGACCGTTCGGTGTGGCCGTGCTCCTTGTTGCGCTCGCGGATCGCATTGCCCGCGTCGAGCAGGACGCTTTCGGAGACGGCGAGGGGATCGGCTTTGATTCTGGGGTTGTTCATTTAATGTCCAATCTGATTGAGTAGTAGTATTGGGTTAGTTGCTTGTAGAACGGGATGTCGCTCGTAGTAATCGAGAAGCACTCCGCTCGGTTGATCTTTACTTTGGGTGAGTGGAAATAGTACACCCCTTCATGCCACCCAATCATGACGGGTATAATGTGGCCGCCTCTATCGGCGACATCTCTTATGCGGTGCAGTTCGATCAGCTGCCTTGGAGTGGGGCCAAATACGTTGGCCCTTACCCGCTTGATCTCCGCCGCGAACACCGGCAGACCCTTGGGTATAAGCAACATGTCGCACATACCAACCGCGAATTGATCTTCGATGCGACGGGCATAACCCCCACCGTCATGCATCGACTTGACTATGGATCGTTTTATATCAGCCTCTGTCGTCATCTTCATCCAATCCCGACACGCCGTACCACCATTGCGTGACCACAAATTCCCGCAGCCCGGTGTCCGTGTCATATTCACCCATTTGCACCACTTGGGATTTGGGTAACCACACTTGTTTCTTCGCCCCCATTGTGGGTTCTATGAGGTAGGCTTTGGCTGTCGTCGCTTCAATTCTAGCCTCTAATTGCACAGTCGGGTCCCCATCACGATACGGCATTTTAGCACACTCCTGTCATCCTGTCAAGTATTTTTTCGTTATTCTTCATGCTTAACATTTTCCATTTCGGGGTCCTGAAATTTCTCAAATGTTTCGCACCCTTCCGTTTCGCAAAAGAAGTACACCCCAATTCCGCCGCCAGCAAGACCGTAGCCGCAAGTCATTTCTTTGCCGCATTTTTCACACAACATTGTTTACTCCTGTCAAGTATTTTTTCGCGGTTTGCAGCGCCAACGTTTTCCGTGCTCCACGCGTTTCATCCCGTGGCGCTCGCAGATATCTTGCTTGAGTATTAGCTTCTTTTTGAGTTTCGGCGTAATTTCTTCTGGGGTGGCAATGATGGGCGGTAGAACCACCTCGGTCTGCACCACTTTTGGCTCATTTGGGACGCGCAGCGAAGCTGACTTCAACGCGGTGTTGACTGCCGCTTCACGCCAAATGTCATAGAAGGAGTCGTCTTCGCCGACGCTTACAGTCGCCGCTACAGTTTGAGGCACGTCGCTCCGCGTAGCGAAAACAATCATGAGCGAAAACAGCGCCGATGCGCCAAACACCACTGCGCTATTCCTCATACTTATCCAGTTTGTCCCCATAACTGGCCCGCGCCCAATCTTTGCCGGAACCAAGTCCAAACGGGATAGGCACGGATAGGTTGAGTTCTTCTGCCACATGTTCGATGCCCCTTATTAGGTCTACTGGATCATGTCCCGGATTACGTTGCCACAACAAGCTGTCATGGATCGTAAGCAATATCTGCACTTGATCTGGATAGGCATCTTCATATTTACATGCCTTAAGAAGGCACATTTTGAGATGTTCTCCGCCGACGTTTTGGATGATTCTAGATACGGCGCGGTATGCAAATCTTGGATCGTCAAGATAAGCTCGCCGTCCAAGTAGAGTTTTAACATAGCCCCTCCGCTTGAATACCGCCACCGCCGTGTCCTGGAACGTCTTTATGTCTGGAAAGGCGTCGGTTAGGAACCGCCTGTGCGCATCGCGGGCCTGTTCAAGGGGCCAACGCATATGCCCCGCAAGGGTGGGTGGGGACATCATTGTTAACATCCCCATTCCCATCCTCTTGGCCGTCTCCCGGTCTAATCCGAGGACTTGGGACGCACGGTCGTGAATGTCCATTGTACCATTTCGGTATCCATCGACGAGGGCGACGTCTCCCGAATAGTGAGTGAACAGTCGTGGCTCTTGTTGTTTTGCGTCAGCCTCTTCAATGACAAAGCCATCATCGGGTACAACCAATCGTCTAACAACTCTTCCAACGTCAATATTTCTCTTGGGGAAAGCCTGTAGGTTCGGCTCCGAACAGGAGAACCTGACGCCAGCAACTCCGTAGTCGTCGGACTTGGATTGGTTAAGAATGGGGTGGACCCTTCCATTGACATTGTGGGTGTCAACAAGGGGTGCGATAAAGCTGTCCCGTGCCTTTTCGAGCCGTCTAACTGCAAGGATGGCTCCCCCGACGTCGTTGGTTTCAAGCCACTTTTCGGTGAAGGAGAGAGCACCGCTATCTGTTCGCGCAAATTGGCTATCGCTGTACCCGTTTGCGCGATAGAGTGCTTCAACTGCTTTCGGCGACCGGACGTTGAAGCCGGGGACGAACGCTTTGCTTTTTTCTTTGATCGCTTCATCTATTTCTCCTCCTACTCGCCCCGCGTATTCGGGGTCAATCTTCAATCCTCGGTTGTGAATACGAGCGACGTAGGGGAGCAAGTCACACTCCAACTGCCACGGTTTTCGTAGATCATCTGCATCCAGAATTTTTTGTTGCGCCGCCCACAAATCCAGCGTTGAGATACCATCCCCCGTGGCGTAATCAACAACGAGTGGATGATCTCCTTCGAGTTTCCAGAATTTTCCCATCTGTTTTCGATCAGGCAGCCCGCCGAATCTACGTGCCAATTCCGCATACAGTTCGTCCCCTCTCTTCGGCGTTACCTTGCGGCGTAAACAGCATTCATCCAAACCATAGCCCGAATTGACATCGCTGATGATCGCTTCATTGATCATCGTATCTTCAAGCGGCCCGTCTAGTCTAACCCCATGCCTGAGACAAATGCGTAGATCAAAGCCGAGGTTGTGGCCAACAGTCCTAAAAAGCAGACGAGAACGATCTCTAAAAGCACTAGCCAACTCGCGCTCGAAGTCTTCAGGATTCGGGATGTTGCCACCTCCCTCGTGTCGGACCGGGACGTAGACCGAATGTTCTTCACTCGTGATGACGTAACCACATATTTTGTCATGGATTGTTAACCCTGTTGTTTCGGTGTCAAAGGCGATCACTTTCCAATGGCATCGAACCATATCAATCGCTAGTTGTGGATTAATCAATTGCTTCATTGTGATGCCTTATTAAGTGGCAGTTAGCACACACCACGTCGCATACTTCTATATATTTTTGCATTTTTGTGGTGTGGCCTAATCTAACCAATGTTTTTAACGCTACTCTTTTGCCGTTTTTCTTGAATACATCTTTTGGGTCACGGTGATGAAATTGTAACACGCGGTAGTCTTGAACGCCGCAATCCATACATTTTAACGTTTTCTTGTAGGTCAAGAATTCGCTTAATCTTCGATTTACAGCCGCTTCTCTATTCGCGTACGGCATTCTGTCCCTTAAAAAGTAGGGGGGTGCATTTGCGCCACCCCCCATAAGTTGTCCCGTCAAGGATTGCCGGGATTAGAACGGAACGTTCGGGTTTACCTTACCCATGCTCGTCTTGTCGAATACCGGCTCGTCTGGGCTCTCGTCGTTCGCAGTCCAGCCGCCTTGGTTGAATTGCTCGAACATGCCGCTGCAAATAGTGGCCTGCTCTTCGTCAGCAAACCCCGCCCCGGTGTACGAGAAGTTGAAGTAGGGGCCTTCGGCACCCTTTTGCTGCACCGTACCAATGTCGTACACTTGAAGATAGTGGGCGACTGGCTTGGAATCAATCCGCGACAGCAACTGCTGCATCGGCTTGATGCTCGACCGCGTGTTGATAATGATCGATGGCGACAGGTTGGGGAAGTCAACCAAATACCACATCATGTTGTAAGTTAGGCTCGCTGCCGGGGGCGAATTGGAGTCACCCGGAATGGAGGTACCGAATTGGTCCAGCCTCGACTCCGCCACCGTCTTCTTGGTGTTGTACACCACTTCGGTGGGCGACCCTTTGGGCTTCACTCGGAATTCAGCGTCTGCCGGGTCCCAATGCACTCCGTCCATCGCACGGGCCAGAATACCCCGGTCATCATTGCGCGGTGCCCAAAGCACGTAGGACTTGCGGATGATGATGGGGATCGCCTTGATCGTCGGGCCGAGATTTTCTTGCGCGACGGTGTGCCAAAACTGACCAGCTTTGGCCTCTGGGAAGTCCATCAACTCCGGCGAGATCGCTTGGATCAGCTTTACTCGCGGGATGATGCGATCGGTGGAGTCGATGTTACCGATCTTCGCCTTGGCGTACTGTTGCAAGTGCGCTGGTACGTTACTTTGTGTCTTTGTGATTTCGTTCATTTTGCATTTCCTTTATTGCACGTTTGCGATATTCATCGAAATTACGCAGTACGGCAGGTTCTAAGCCCACCCAATGGTCACCGCCACTACGCGGAGCGCGCAGCATAAACATGAACCCATCGAATGATGCGTACAACCCGTCGCCTAAGTACTCCTCCTTTGGCATCATTTCACCTTTGTGATGCTTGTATATGTCATGATGTTCGTTGTGAACGTGGGTGCTGGAAGCTCGGTACCTTCCGCGCTTAGTTCCTTGGCCAACGCGCCGAGGGTCTGTGCGTTGACTGTCTCCTGTATTACGCCCCCGTGCTCATTCGCACGGAGCCACTCGAATCCAGCCTCCTTGTCAGGCATAGAAGCAGACCAGCGCGTCCCTAGGGTAACGCGGCCTACGCCTTCGACTGTGATGGAGCGGATGTTCTGGGAGCGTAGTGCTTCCGGCACCTGTTCCCGCGACAGCTTCATCTCGATTTGCTCGAGTGCTTCGCGGGATTCTTTGATTAGGGCCGTTGCTTGGCGAAGTTGGTCGTAGTGCTTGATCACTGCGATATGATCTTTACTGTCCACCACGTCGCTGGTCTGGTTCCTTATCTCACCGGTTATGAAGGCGAGATTGTGACAGACAGTACGTAGCGAAATTAGCGTATCCTCTTGCATGGCATTACCTCGTTGCACCGGCACGGATGTGTGCCGTATCGAGATCGTACCACGCCGCGCACCGCCTGTCAAGGGGGGTTTCAAATACGTGAACGCCCCCACCAGCAGGAGCAAGTGAGGGCGCTCGACGTTCGACCTGTATCGGGATCGGAAGGGGGCTCCTCCAAATCTACAGGCCGTTCGCCATTGAACTTAAGTGGAGGTTGCGTTCGCTGCTGCCTTAGCCGCACCCGAAAGTGCGGGTTTGGGCAGATTGATTGCAACTTCACTGCCGTCCAATCCAACCGCCTTACCGTTCTTGCGAACGATGGTGGCGAGCATGTTGCGGAGCGTCATGCGAGCACGACCTTCCGCGCCGTGGCGCTTCTCGGCGACTTGGCCGCGATAGTGCTCGACCTTCTCGCTCGGCACGCCATTCGCCTCGATCAGTTCGAAGAACTTGTCGAAGCTAAAGTTGCCGTCCACGACGGACTGTTCCTTGATGAACAGCGCGAGCGGATCGTCGCCTCCATTCTTGTACCGTCCGGAATACTTGGACGGAACGATGGACTTCGTGGTCTTGACTTCCGGCGTAGTCTCTTGGGTATCAGACATTGTAGACCTCCATTCGGCTTAGAATCTCTCCGGGACTTAGCAGTCCTTACCCCGGAGCCGTCCCCACAACCTGTCGGGTGGGGCTTTTGAAGGTTCATACACCTTACGGTGAGTGCTGCCCTATCGCGGGCATCATACCACAGGGACGCGTTGCTGTCAAGTCCCCTTGAATATCTACACGCGTAAACGGGAGTTGAAGGCACCCTTCCACGGCTTAGCCCCTACGAATTCGGATTCGTTGACGCCATAATCATCGGGTACGAAGTCGAAGCGAGATTCCAACGGGACGCCAATTGCCTTACTCATCATGTCCGTAAGTGTACCAATTCGGTATTTGAACCTGTAGAATTTGGCCCCGTCCTTGCTCCACTTTTCGATGACGCCAGCGCTGAGGAACTCATCGAATACGTGGCGAGGTTGCACAAATTTCAATCGCATGGAATCGCATGTATCGCTAACTCGTCGATTGAACTCCACCATGGTGAAGGGAGCAGAAATATCGAGATCTTCCCAAATTCGTCCCTCTTCAACGATGTGCTTCGCCACACGACGCGGGTAAGACATGTTGGATTCGACGATGTGACTATCTGTTCCACTAGAATACGCGACGTTCTCAATTTCGTGCCTAGTAACAGGTAGTGTGTCGAATATATACATGAAGTGTTCCTTAACTTCCATGCGCCTAATAAAGACGCGAAACTGGTCGAAGAACGGTTTAAGTGTAGTTGCCCATGCCTGGAACTCATGCTCGGTCATCCCCTTATAGTCGCGGTCGTAGGTCTTCATGTAGAACAACGCCCGGTCCTGTGTATTCGCCTGCCCGATGTTCATATCAAAGCGGTTGCTTGCAAACACTACTCGGGAGAAAATGCGGTATGTCCTCGCTGACTGGAATTTCTCTGACCCTCCCATTCGATCCGACCGTATCAGTTTCTTTATTTCGTCGGTGCTTGACTCGGCGTGGAATTTTGCCTCGTCTATGAACACGAACATCTTGTTTATGAACGGCTCCACAGAGAAGGTGCCTTCCAACACCTTCGGGGAGGCAGAACCCCACTGGTTCTGAAACAACTGCTCCAAGAATATATTTCCGAAGAAGGATTTGCCAACACCTTGTCCCCCCACGAATACAGGAGCTATTTGCTGCTTCTGCCCAGGATTTTGCACGGTCCAAGCGATCCACTTCTTTAGCCAAATGATCTGGTCCTTATTGTCTTGGGTGAGTAATGCGAATAGCTGATCCATCATAACATGGCACTGCGCCATTAGCGACTCGTCGACATTCTTAGCAGGGAGAATTGGCCAACCGCGCCACGTATTGAACACGGTCATCGTGCCCAATTCGCCGTCTTGGTCGTCCGGAATGGTATCCCCCGCGCGGGACATCCTGAATATAGCACCGGGTTGTACGTCCGGGTACAAGTCCCTGCCACCTACTCTCCTTCGTAGCGGCGATGATTCAAACAGCTTGAACACTGGCCTCATCTTGCCCGAGACTTCCATGAGGTCGTTGCGATGACGTCGATCGAGTTCTGTCCCGTCATGAATAAATCCAGACATGGTATAGAACCTGTCACGATCGATGTACTTGTCATCAGTTTCGTCATAGATGTAACGATCGGCCATCTTGGTAAGCGGCGATACGTCCACCCCCGGCATGAATACCGTGCGCAGAGCGTACATTGCCTCGGTACCAATGTCGGCTTCCAGCGCGGGCCAACCGGGGATTCGGGCGTCGGGGTTGTTTTCCAGCTTCTTAATGGCGTCACGAAAGACGCGCTTACGCATGAAAGGTTCAGCATCGCCTAACTCCTTGCATATGAAGTCCAGCAGGTCTTCGGCTATCCCTGGTGTTCCAATAGGACAGAACGTGCCGTGCGATATGCCTTCGTTCTCGTTTATTCCTTGGCTCTCTCTAACCAACCGGGCCAACCAACCCGCAACCTTGATGGCGAGCTGTTGTCTTCCGCCTTCGAGCCAGTGGGGTTGTATGACATAAAGGAAGGTGCCAAAGGCAATACCTGTGACAAGGTTTGCAAAGGAGGTTTTCCTTGAAGTTGTCGCCGCAATTTCGCCGACAGATACCGCCGCTTTGCCTTCGGAGGTGTACCAGATTGAGACATCGTGTTCTCCGTGCTTGGTCTTGTGGATGTAGATGGAACCAGGCATTACAGTCTGGCGCGATTCCTTAATCGAATTGGCGCTCTCAACCGGGGCCGGTCCCATAGAACGCAGCTCGCACTTATACCGGTTCCCGCCCATCTTGAATTCTTTGGGCTCAAAGTCCTTCATCACGTCGTAATTGGCGAGGTCGGATTCGTTCAGCTGAACCATAAGGTGAGAAGGCACGCCGCGCGACATACGGCCAAATGCGAACCTAGTGTCAATGCCTAGGTGCTTGAACGCACTAATTATGCAGCGATTGTAGCGGGGATCTTCGGCGTCGATGTCTACGTCGAGCCAACCGAATTGCAGATTGAACCCTAGATTGAGAACCCGCATGTCGGGATCGTCAATCCAAGTCTGAAGATTCGTGTCTCTAAACTTCTTCTTGTACCAATCCGATGCGAACGGATTTTTACCAGACATTTGGAGGAAGACAGCCCCGACTTGAATGAAGTTATTGTTTATCTGGGCTGTTATTGATCGCTGTTGGTTTATTGTCTTCTCGTCCGCATCGTTGAACGCGAATCCGCCCTTGTGTAATTGCATAGTTCCCCGCCTTAGAATCCCCCAGACGACTGTGGCGAGGAGGCTGGCCTGCCTTGAGTCCTCGCCACAGTTTTGCACAGGGGGGTAGTGCAACGGTCATGGTAGCACAGCGCGTACCGCCTGTCAAGGATATCTTCGGATGTTCAATACGTTCACGATCCGACGTTTATTGTATTGCTTTGCTAAACATTTTGTTGAACAATATATTTTATTAGGATTGCGAGTGGTGAATTTTGTGCCGCACACAACGCATTTTTTATTTAATAATTTCCATTTTTCAACTAACTGGCCGCGTTTATTTATTGTTTTCTTGTGGGGTGAATACGGTAAGTACGGCATTGCTTACTCCTTTTGGGTGCGATAGCGTCCGTGCGGCTGCAGTGTGGCCGGTACTGATGCCGCGCCCCGCAGGGCCACCGCACCGCGTACCGTACGCCGCCCCGGCACGGGCTACCACACGGGCCGGGGGCGGGGTGCTGAGGCGGTGCGGGCTACGCCTGATATGGTTGGCGGCCAGCGATGCGTAATGCCCGCTCTATATCTTCGGCCATGAACATCATTAGCTTACTGTAGGTGTGTTCAAGGTTGGACCGTTCTGTTGGGTCTTTGAGACGACCAATCTCGCGGTCAAGCTGCTCTTTCTTGAGCAGCGCCCCTTCGGTTAAAACCGTCTGCCATATTGATAGTCCTGCCATTCATCGCTCCGATCTTTGCTGATTAATACACGCCTGGATTACGCTGCAACCTCGTACTTATCTGACTCTTCCAGGTCCAACTTACCACACTTGACTAGATCGATTACCATGTCGTTAAAGGATTTATCTTCCTTCTTCGCCATTTCAATAACGCTGTGGAACAGTTCCTTGGGAAAGTTTACAGCTATCCTCAACTGATCGCCAACCGGATAACCGACGGGATATTTCATGCTCTGCGCTCCTTTCAATGTGGTCCCGATCCGGATTCTATCCGGGTCAAGTCGACGTCCAATTCCTTAAGCAGGTCCTCGATGAACCCTTCTGCCCACTCTCTACGATTGGCTTTCTTGCCCTTAGTAGAACTTGCCATTTGCGTCATGGTTTCTAGTATTATACCATTAACAAGGTTAATCGCCGAACTGTAGGCATCTTCGGGGCTAACCCTGTTTACTCGCGCGGCATACAACCAGCGAACGTAAGAACGGTATACTTTGTTTACGATCTCGCTGATTTGTTCTTCGGCACCCGCGTCTTTCAACACAGCCAGCATTGAGTCTACTTGATCTTCTACTGTCTGATGCGTTATGTTCCAATCGGCTTCGCTCATGCGTATTCCTTCTTCGGTTTGTATTTGTTGGTGGTGTATTCCACCCAGTCGAATCCCAGTTGGTAGCCTTCCTTGCCCATTCCTTCGGGCATGACCAAATAGCCGTTATTTTCGGCTACGCGCTTGGACAATAAGTTCCGCCCCGTCATGCGTAACCGACCTTGCCACCCCTTCCCCGTGCGGTTGTACTTGGATAAGTCCACTCCGTTCGCCTTGCAGATCTTCTCGAAGATTTCCAGGTTGGTTCCCGCCTTGTTGTTGCATAGCGAATTGAGGAGGACAGCCAAGGCGTCCCCGCAATGGGTTGGGTGCCCGCTCTCTGAATATAGTGCGCGATAACGATTCGTCACCACGGAACCTACCCTGGGAAGTTCAGTTCCCGCGTCGGCTGCGGCGTCCCATTCGTCGTTCCACCGCTGGAAGTCAGTATCTTCTTCCATGTACGGGCAATCGCCTGCTAGAACTCCCTCCTTGTAGGCAATTCCACCGTCAGTGGAAATTCCGTTGATTCGGTCTTGCATTTCATTTCTCCCTGTTACACTAATCCCCTGTGCATAGTCTACCACAGCCGTGACTGGCTGTCAATATGTACTTTAGTACAGGTGCGGCTAAAGTTTGTCGCTTATGTCGAGTTGTGCTGCTTTATAACAGGCTTGACTTGTATTTAGTGCTTCTGGGTCCTGCGTAGTAAACCAATCGTCGGGCCATTCGCTGTCGAGATCCTTGTAATACCAACCCGCTACTTTTACGTTGGGGTGTTCTTCTGGCGTAACCCACTTGATGTCGACGCGGTGTGTATAACTGCACATGTCATTCTTCATCATGTGAAGTCCAGCCATTCGGTTAGCCAACTTATTGCGGGCGGGTACTTCCACGGGTTTGACTGCCTCTGCTGCCTTTCTCATCATTTCGGGTATAAGATACTTGGTTAGGAAGTTCTCTCTGCCGAGGCGGAGTTCTTCCTCCCGCACGTTTTTGTATCGCGGCGACTTGACGTTATGAATGTGCGTTATGGTGCGCCGATCAACGCCGTATAATTTAGCTAGCGCTTCGCGTGTGCAACCTTTGCGATACAATGCGAGAATTTCGCAGCGCTGGCCGAAAGTTAGCTTAGACTCAAATTTGCCGTTGGCTTCACGGCTAGCTGCAATGGCAGCTTCAAGCGCGCTCATTGCTTCTTCTTGTTCGGTTGTATCACTCATTACGCTTCCTCCTTTGGGAACATCTTGTTCCAATGCGACGGGGTAATCCCCGACATTAAGAACTCACGGTCGTCAGATTGCATCAGTGGGAATGCGTCCTGCGCCAATGCATTACGGTTGCCCATTAAGCGGTCGGCCAGCCACTTGCCGATTTCCTCCGCGTCGTA